CGCATGCGTGTATCCCCGAAGAACCGAACCGGTTCGGGCCGATCCAACCCAAAATCCGACAAAATGCAAATGGCCCGGCCAAGGTTGGAAACGATCATGCCGGCCAAATTTTCTAGTGCCGGTTCCGAGGTTGCCAAGTGGGCTAAAACGCATTTGGGTGTCGAGTTAATGCCGTGGCAACGTCACGTGGCTACCAATTTGTTGGCACACAATAAGGGCCAATGGTTAAACCGGTTGGGTTTGGTTTCGGTGGCCCGCCAAAACGGTAAAACCATTTTGTTGCGCGCAATCCTTGGGTGGTATTGCACCGTGTACGCACAAAAACAAAAGCAACCGGTATTGGTGATTACCACCGCGCACAAATTGGATTTGGCGGTGGCGTTGTTTCAGGATTTGGCCCCAATGCTTAAAGAGAAATTTGGGGCCACCGTTAAATACGCCTATGGCCGTAACCAATTGGTGTTGGGTAATTGCACGTGGGTGGTGCGGGCCGCTACCCCGGCCGCCGGCCACGGTTCGAGCGCGGATCTAGTGCTAGTGGACGAGGTTTGGGGGGTATCCCAAGAGGCGTTGGACGTGGGTTTGTTGCCTACGCAACGCGCCAAACCCAATCCGTTGTGCGTAATGTTCAGTACCGCCGGCACCGAGGATAGCCACGCTATGTTGCGGTGGCGCGAGCAAGGGTTACGAGCGATAGACACCAAAACGGACGCGGGTTTGTATTTGGCCGAGTATTCCCCGCCGCCAGATTTGGACCCAATGACTATGGACGCGTGGCGGTACGCCAACCCCGCCATAGGGCACACGATTACCGAACAGACGTTGCAGATCGAGGCCACCGCACCCAACCGGGCCGCGTTTCTACGTTCGAGCGTAAACCTATGGGTGCAATCCGATACCGGTTGGATCCAACCCGGTGTATGGGCCGGCAACGCCACCACCGAGGCCCCACCGCCGGGTGGTGTGGTAGCGGTTGAGGTGTCGCTAGATGACGGCCGGTATTGCGCGGTGCGTGTCAATCACACCGGGCAACCCGGCGAGGTAGCCGCCACCGTGGAATTTGTCGTGGACACCATGGCCGAGGCATGGCGGCGTATTGAGGCCCTAGCCGCGGACCCCAAATTGGTTATTGCGGTAACCCCCACGTTGGATTTGCATTGCCCGCTTACGTTGCAACGCCGCCGCCAGATATGGGGGTACCAAGAGGTAACGCGCTACACGGCCGCGGTCCGCCAACTTATTGTCGAGGGCAAATTACGGCACACCGGGGAAACCATGTTGGCCGAACACGTGGGCCGAGCGGTAGCCGGCCGCACCAACGGCACCATTTCGCTATCGTCGCAACGATCACCCGGCCCGATCGAGTTAGCCCGGTGCGTAGTGGCCGCGGTTGGGTTACTGATCCATAACCGGCAACCCGTAGGCCGGCCCGTGTTTGTGTCCGTACCGCACCGTGCCGCGAGTTAGTGTTATCGCATGGCAATGTTTGGTAAAAAAGAACCGGTAGCACCAAAAGCGGCGGTAGCGGCCGCACGATACGGCAACGGCAACACCGGTGCGGCCATGGTGGACAAATTCGTGTTTTACACCGCGGACCCGAACGTCGAGGCCGCGTTACAAGTACCAACCGTTAGCCGCGCACGGGATCTGATTTGTTCCATGGTTGGGTGCCTAACCATTAAGCAATATTCCCAACAATGGAACGGCGAATACATGGAAAAAATTTACATTCCACCGGACACGTGGTTTACACAACCGGACCCAAACGTAACGCGCAATTTCATATTGGCCAACACCGCTAGCGACCTAATGATGTTCGGCCGCGCATTTTGGGCTATTACCGAACGGTTGGGTAACGGGTTCCCGTCCAAATTTACGTGGCTACCCGCGCAAAACGTTTACACGCTCGATCAAACCGGGCCGCAATGGTTCGGCCCTAGCGACCAGATCACATTCCAAGGGGCACCACTAAAAACAAACGACGTTGTGCAATTCCTATCCCCGAACGGTGGGCTTATTTATCAAGGCGTTAGCGCGATCACTACCGCGTTACGTCTGCAACGCGCCGCCGAACGATTTGCAACGAACGAAATCCCGAGCGGGTACCTAAAACAAACCGGTGGCGAACCAATGAACGCGCAAGATCTCGCGGACATGGCCGCCGCATTTGCCGCGGCCCGCCAACAATCCACCGTTGCGGCCCTAAACGAATTTGTGGACTACAAAGAAACGTCCCACAAACCCGATGATTTGCAATTGGTCCAATCCCGCGAATTTATGGCGTTGGAAATGGCGCGGCTAGCCAATATTCCCCCGTACCTAGTGGGCGTATCGGTACCCGGCTACACGTACCAAAACGCCGATAGTGCCCGCATGGATTTGTACCAATTCGGGGCCAAACCAATTATTGAGGCAATCGAACAAACGTTGTCCATGAACTCGATCGTGCCCCGCGGCCGGTACGTCGAATTGGACGTGCGCGGCTACCTTGAGGAAAACGGCATGGCCACACCGGACACGGACGATAGCGACGGCAACGGAACGGTGGGTGGTGGCGGGCTTAACGTCGCTAGTTCGTTGCCACCCACTACCCGCCAACCCGTAGTAAAGTGAGGCACCATGATTAGGTTCACAGCGTCACCAATTGAGATCACCGCCGCCGAGGGTGAGGGAAAACGCGAAATTATGGGCGTTGCCGCACCGTACAACGTGGTGGCCACCGTGTCAGACGGCACCGAGGTTATGTTCCTACCCGGATCGTTGCCGGTGGACGGCCCCGCACCCAAACTAATTCAGGACCACGATTTGACCCGGGCCATTGGTGTGGTTACCGAGCGTGTAGCGGACGAAAACGGCGTGTATTTCACCGCAAAAGTGTCTAAAACTCAGGCCGGCAATGAGGCATTGGAACTAGCCAAGGACGGGGTACTTGACGCGGTAAGCGTTGGCGCGGAACCGGTGGACGCGGAAATGGACGAAAACGGCGTGTTGGTTGTTGCGTCCGCTAGGTGGGTTGAGTTATCGTTAGTTCCGTTAGGCGCATTTCCACAAGCAAGGGTTACACAAGTAGCGGCGGCAAAAGAAAAGGAAAACAACACAATGTCCGAGATCACCACAACCCCAAACGTTGAGAACGTCGAGGCCGCACCGGCCACGGCACCAACCGCACCCGTGTGGGCCACCGCCAAAACCGAACGCGAATTCCCGTTGCCAACACCCGGCGAATACGTCGCGGCAATGCACATTGGCGGCGAGGCATGGCGGCAAGTAAACGCCGCGTACAAACAGCACGTTGCAAAATCGCGAACCGCAATTCAGGCCGCGCTCGCGCAAGATCTCACCACCGACACACCCGGCATTTTGCCAACCCCCGTTTTGGGTCCCGTGTTCGAGGATCTCAATTTCGTGCGTCCGGTTGTGTCGGCATTTGGCACCCGTTCCATGCCCAACGGCAACGGTAAATCGTTTATCCGTCCAACGATTACCCAACACACCACCGCCGGCGTACAAACCGAGGGTTTGGCCGTATCGTCGCAAAAAATGACCATTGCGTCTAATTCGGTTTCACGCGAAACCGTCGCGGGTGGCGTGTTTATTTCGCAACAGGATCTCGATTTTACGGACCCGTCCGCACTCGAGGCCATTTTGCGCGATCTCGCCGGACAGTATCTCATTAAAACGGACGATATCGCCGCGGACGCACTCGCCGCCGCCGCTAGCGCGTCCGGTGCAACGTGGACCGTTACCGCCAACGATCCAACAACGCTTATTGCGGCGTTGTATGAGGCGGCTAAGGACATTCAGGTGGCCACCAATTTTGTGCCCACCCACGTGTTCGCTAGCCCGGACGTATGGCAAAAAATGGGCGGCCAATTGGACGCGGACAAGCGGCCGGTATTCGGCTACACGTCCGGCGCGTCACTCATTGGCACAAACACCATTGGATCGGCCCGCGAATTGTCCTACATGGGCACCAACGTCATGGGCTTGCAATTGGTTGTGGATAACAATTTTGCGGCCGGCACGTTGTTCGTGGTCCGCGCCGAGGGGTTCGAGTGCTACGAAAATATCCGTGGCATTATGACCAAAGAGGACCCCGAATTGTTGGGCCGCAATTTCACCTACTACGGGTATTTTGCAACGTTCGCTACTGACGCGGACATGATTAAATACATTGTCGTTTCCTAACAATTAGGGGGTATGGCCAATGGCCACCTACACAATTGTTAGCAAACAAATTACGTCGAATTATGGCGTGGTAGCAACGCTTACCGCTAACGAAATTGTCACCGGCCAAGAGTTCACCATTAGCGGGCTAACCGGATTTAACGGCACGTACACCGCCATAGATTTGCCACAATACGAATTTACGGGCATAAACACCGCCGGGGATTTACTATTTAACCCGGCGGTGCTATTACCCAACCAAGTATTGTTCGCACTCACCGCGGACGATATCGAACGCACCGCCGCGGCCGGCACTATCACCTACGCATTGACGTGTACGTGGATAACCATTGCAGACGTTGAGGATTGGCTAGGTTTCACCGTCACTAACCCGTCGAGCGACTATGACCTACTAACCATTTGTGTGGCCGCCGCGAACGCGTACGCGTACCGTAAACGCCAAGAAGCCGGTTATTTTGACGCGTCCCTATCCACGGTGCCTAGCCAAGACGTGCGGCTAGGCACGATTATGTACGCCGGGGCCTTGTACCGCGAACGTGGATCTATTGACCAATACGCGTCATTTGATCCGTTGGCCACCGGAACACCAACCGGCGGCAGTATGGGCCAGATCATGCGGTTACTAGGGGTTAATCGGCCGGCGGTTGCCTAATGACGGCCACCGTAAACGCGTTTAAATTGGGTTACGACAACGTAGTGGACAAACTACAAACCATTACGGGGTTACGTGTGGTGGACGATCCACGGAACCTAAACCCACCGTGCGCGTTCGTGGACGCACCGGTAATTCGTATGAATAGCAACCTTGTGTTTGATATGACGTTCACGGTAAAGATCATTGGGGTAGGCCCCGGTGATTACAAGTGCTTGACGCAACTACTCGAATTGGCGGACCTAGTACGCCGCGCACAAATCGGCCTAACGAACGTACGGCCCGCGGTAACCACCATAGGTAGCCAAGAATTTGCGTCTTACGAACTAACCATTGGGGCTAAAATAGGGCCATGAGTACCTACCGCGTAACCAAAGCATTTAGCGACAAACAACCCGGGGACGTGGTACCGGCCGCCAATTTTGCGTTGGACGATTTCTATTACTTACTCAAAATTGGGGTTATCGTCCCCAACGGTGACGTGCAAAGCGGCCCGAAACGTGCTAAAAAAGTATCAACGAAAAGCGAGGACTAACCCATGGCAATGCCACAAACCGTTTACTACTCCGCACCCGAGGTAAAAATCGGTGCGTCTAGCGGATCGTCCGTTGATCTGTCCGAGTTCGCAAAATCGGCGGTACTTACCCGCCAAGCGGACGCGCTCGAGAGTTCGAGCATGGCAAGCCGGGACCGGTTCTATCAGGCCGGCATGAATAGCAACCAATTGGTTGTCACGTTTAATCAGTCTTATGAGGCGGCCGAGGTTTACGCAACGTTGGAACCGTTGGTGGGGACGCAATGCTACGTGGAATGTACACCGGTGGACGGTGCCGCGGTTTCGGCAACCAACCCCAAGTTTTCGCTAACCAACACTTACCTTGAGGCCATGGACGTGTTGGCCGCAAACCTTGGCGAATTGGGCGAGGTCCAACTCACGTTCACCGGCGGCACCTACGCCGCGGCAACGTCATAACACCCGGGTGATTGGCTAGCGACGTGATTATTAAATGGGATATCCCTATTAAGGGCACAACCGTAACCGTAGAAACACGGTTTATAGACGTACTGAATTGGGAACGGCACACCAAACGATCCATGGGCCAATTGTCCACGGATCTACGCGCCACGGACATGGTGGTGCTTACGTGGTATGCGTTGCAACGCACCAAGGCCGAACACTCGAACCTATCGTTGGCCGATTATGAGGCCGCATTAGACGGGGCACCTATGCCGGTGGATAGCGGCCCTACAAACCCTACGGTGGCGGCTACCGCCGCCGATTAGCGGAAATATTGGTGGCAACCGGGTGGTGGCCGCCAAACGTCGAATTTGACGAATACGACATGGCTACGGTTGTAAGTGTGCTAAACGAACAAAACCGCCAAATGGAACGGGCAACCCGTGGCCGCTAAATCCACCGTAACCGTTGTTGGCGTTAAGGAAACGTTGCGCGAACTTAACAAAATGGAACCCGAGTTAGCCAAACAAATTAAAAAAGACGTTAAACAGATCACGGCAAGCGTGGTAGCGGACGCTAAAAACGCGGTGCCCAACACGGTAATAAGCGGATTTAGTCGCAATTGGCAAGGCGGCCGGCTAACCCCATTCAGTAGCGAACAGGTCCGCAAAACGATTACCACCCGGTTTAGCAACCGTAAACGTGGGGCAATGGCCGTATTTGCCGTAGTCATGAAATCCCCCATAGGTGAGGTGTTTGACATGGCGGGCAGATCGTCCGCCAACAATTTGGCTACCCGATTGGAAACCCGGTTTGGCCGTGCGTCCCGCATTATGTGGCCGGCATACGAACGCAACCAAGGCCAAGTAGAACGCGATCTACAAAGCGTGGTGAACGTTATCCAACGTGAGGCCAATAGTAGATTGGTTAAGTAATGGCCGTATCTATCCCAATTATTACCGAGTTTGAGGGCAAGGGCATTAAAAAAGCCATTGCCGAATTTAAGCAACTTGAGACAACCGGCCAAAAGGCCCAATTTGCGTTAAAAAAGGCGGCAGTACCGGCCACGGCCGCGTTAGGTGCATTGGCCGTAGGCCTTGGATCTGCCACAAAAGCGGCCATTGAGGACGCGGCCGCGCAAGAACAATTAGCGGGTGTGCTACGTCGAGCCGGTTTGGCTACCGAGGACGAAATAGCCGCTACTGAGGAATTTATTAGCGCACAGTCACGTTTAACGGCCGTTACAGATGATGACCTACGGCCCGCGTTGGCCACTTTGGTAAACGCCACCGGATCGGCCACTTATGCCCAAGAGTTGTTAATTAAAAGCCAAGACATAGCCGCCGCTACCGGTAAAGATTTGGAAACCGTAACGCAAGCAATGGCTAAGGCGGCAAACGGTCAAACGGCCGCGCTCTACAAACTCGACCCGGCGTTGCGTACCACCGTAGGCGTGGGTGCCGAATTTGAGGACGTACTACGCGGTTTGAGTATTCACCAAGGCGCGGCGGCCGAGGCCGCGCTTACTACTGAGGGCAAAATGAAAAACCTTAGTATCCAATTTGGTGAGGCAAAAGAGAGCATTGGCGCGGCACTCATTCCGGCCGTGGAAACGTTGTTGGGGTTACTTATCCCGTTGGCCAATTGGGCGCAAGAAAATAGCAAAATATTTTTAATCGTTGCCGGTGTGATCGGTGGTGTTGCGGCGGCCGTACTTGCCGCCAACGCGGCCATGAAAGTGTACCAAGCCACGCTAATAGTGGTTAAAGCCGCACAATTCGCGTTAAACCTTGTTATGTCCGCTAACCCCATTGGGTTGGTAGTAATCGCTATTGGTGCGTTAGTGGCCGCGTTTGTGATTGCCTACAAGAATTCCGAGACATTTAGAAACGGTGTCAAAGCATTGTTCGAGGGTATTAAAGCCGGTGTTACCGCAAGCGTAGATTTTATTAAGGGTTACCTAAACGTGGTGTTGGGGTTCTACAAATCCATATTTAACGGCATTGCGTCATTATGGAACAACAGCGTGGGCAAATTGTCGTTTTCGGTTCCGGATTGGGTGCCCGGGTTTGGCGGTAAGGGGTTTAGCGTCCCCAAAATCCCGTTGTTGGCCGAGGGTGGCATAGTTACTGATCCAACGTTGGCCATGATTGGGGAACGCGGCCCCGAGGCCGTGATACCCCTAAACCGTGCCAATATGGGCGGCAATATCACCGTGAACGTTTACTCGACGTTGGCGGACGCAACATTGCCGGACAAATTGGTAAACGCGTTACGGCAGTACAACCGGCGTAGCGGCGCGATCGACATACGGGTGGCGTAGGTGCCCGGCGTAGTATCCGCCGCCGGGGATTACACGGTGCTATTGGACACCGGTTGGGACACCAATAGTTTTCGTTTGGACGATCCCGTAAAAGGCGTATTGGGGAACACGGAATACGCGTTGGGGCCTAACGTGCAATTTGCGGACATAACCGATTACGTTCTAGGCGTTAATTACAACCGTGGCCGCCAACAACCGTTCGACCAATTCGGGGCCGGCACAATGTCGTTTACACTCAACGACACGTTGGCTGGCGGCATACTGAACCCGTACGACGATACAAGCCCCTATTACGATCCGGCTAGTAACGTGCCAGGGTTGGCCCCAATGCGGCGCGTAAAAGTGTTACGCGAAACAACCGAACTATTTAACGGGATTGTTGAGAGTTACGATTACCAATACAATTTGGACCGCCAAAACCTTGTAACGGTTAATTGTGTGGACGATTTTTGGCTATTAGCCAACACGTTTATGGACGAACTAAACGTGGACCCGGAAACGTCCGGCGAACGTATCGAAACCGTGTTGGCGTTGCCCGAGGTGGACTACACCGGCACTACAAGCATTGCGGCCGGCACCGTAGATTTGGGGCACTCAAGCGCGTTTACCGTTCCGGCCGGCACCAACGTGTTGGAATATTTGCAACAGATAAACGACACCGCCGAATTTGGGCGTTTGTTTATGTCCGCGGACGGGGTACTAACGTTCCAAAACCGAATTGGTACCACGCTTAGTAGCCCGGTTGCCGTGTTTAGCGATCAGGGCACCGATTACAAATACCGAAATGTTGGTATCCAATTTGACGCACGGCAAGTAGTGAACCGGGCCGTAGTTACCGCGTTGGACGGTTCCACGGCTACGGATCAGGACACGGATAGCCAAACAACCTATTTCGTACAAACCCGGGACGTGTCGAGTTCCCTATTACACGTGGCCGGCCAGATATCGGCCGCCGCCGAATATTTACTAACCCCGTACCCGTCCCCACGGCTAACCGCATTAACCACCAATTTGGCCATGCTTACCGAGGCCCAACGCGACACCGTGGCAACCGTGGACATTGGGGACACGATCACTATTACCGTGGACGTGCCAAATTACGGCACGATTAGTAGCGAATTGTCCGTTGAGGGTATTCGCGGGGATATTTCGTTGGACGGTGGCCACACTATTACGTTTTACACCGCGGACACCACCGTGGTGTATTTGTTGGTTTTGGGGGATCCTACGTACGGTGTCATGGATAGCACCAACGTGTTGGGTTAGGCTAGGCACGTATGGCAACACCATTTCCATTTGTTACGGGTGCGGTACTTGAGGCCGCCGAACTAAACGCGATAACGACATTGCCAATTAACGATCAAACGGCTAGTTACATACTTGTGGCCGGTGACGTAGGCAAACGTGTGGTTATGGACGTGGCCACCGCCAACACGGTGACGGTAAACACCGGCACGTTTGGCACCGGGGACATGGTGTTTATTATGAACAAAGGCGCGGGCACTAGCACGATTACCGCGGGTGCCGGCGTAACTATCAACACGACGGGATCGTTAGCATTGTCGCAATATGGGGGGGGCACGCTACTTGCATTGTCCGCGACCGTTTTTAATTTTTTTCCTAGTGGCGGCATAGGTTACGGGACCGCAACCGGTGGTTCTTCGTCGAGTATCACGGTTAGCGGTGTCAATTACACGCTATTAACGTTTACAACGTCAGGCACACTCACGGTTACTAAATCGGGTTTGTTTGACGTAATGCTGGTTGGCGGTGGCGGGTCAGGTGGCCTACGCACTAGCACCAATGTTGGTAGTGGTGGTGGCGGCGGCGGTGCCGTTATCCAACAAACGATTTACCTTGACGCAAACGCAACCGTTACGGTTGGTGCTAAAGGTGCGGCACAAACAACCGGAAATAATGACGGTAACCGGGGTACATTTAGCAAGGTTGCTAATTTTGGTGCTGGCGGTGGCGGCGGTGGTGCGGGCGGTGGCCGAGGCGATGCACAGACCAGATTGGACGGGGGCGGTAGTGGTGGTGGTTCGTTTGGTTCTACCGCTACCAACAATGAAACACCGGGGCAAGCGTTGGTTGCGATTGGCGCAAATAATGGTGGTAATGGTGGCTACACCACAAACCTTGCGGGCGGCGGTGGCGGCGGTTCTACGCAAGTAGGGCAAGATAACAGCGGCAACACGGCCGGTAATGGCGGCACGGGTACGGACGTTTCGGCGTTTATTAGTGGTTCCGCGTTGTATCACGGTGCGGGCGGCGGCGGTGGTTCAGTATCCGGTACGGGTGGCACGGCCGGTAACTCAACGGGCGGCAATGGCGGATCGTCGAGTGCCGCCGGTTCCAACGCAACGGCAACGAATTACGGGTGCGGTGGTGGCGGCGGTGCGGTAACGCAAGGCGGCGCGGGTTCTGACGGCGTAGTTTATGTGAGGTTTAAGGTATGAAAAACTATTGCGCGTTGGTGGAAAATGGGGTAGTTACTGAAATTATCGTGGCCGCATATTTATGGGTAAAACAAAATTTGGCGGGTGATTGGCACGATTTGGGCGGCGAACCATTAACCGTTGCCGTAGGTTGGATTTACGAAAACGGCGAATTTACACCACCACCACCACCGGAACCGATACCAAATGAATAAAAACGCGCAACTACAAACCGCGGACCAAACCCTAAAAGGTGCCATTATCGCATTGGGTAGTTACATAGCCCACAAATACAACGTAGATCCACAAATTATTGCGTTGAGTATTCCCGTAGCGTCCGCGCTAATGGCGTTGATTAGCACCCGCCTAGGTAACCCGCACACCGCTTGTTTGTTCGTGGAAAAAGAGCAACCTAAAAAGTAATGCCGATCTACAAGGTCCCCGGTTATTCGGTGGTATCGGAACCATTGGCCGGGACTATCGAGTGGGTCAAACAAGCGGAATTAACGAGCGGTGGCGCGTTATGGAACAATGGCCACTACGCGTTTCGGAATATTCGGGGCACCGGCACCGCCACCACCCGCGGGCAGATATCAAACCATGCACGTGGCGTAGCCATGGATTTATCGTTTAGGCGTATCGAGGCCCGCAAATTGGGCGTACCCAATGCCCGCATAAAGGCCCTAACGTGGCTAAACACGGTATTGGACAATTGGGATCTATTGGGGGTGCAATGCGTTTTGGATTATTTCCCTGAACCCCACGGCCGCGGTTGGCGCGTAGATCGAGTGGACGCGGGACCACCCAAGGCCCACAATGCCCAAGCATGGGTTAAATATATGAGGCCCACCATTACCGGGGCACCCGGCGGGGATTGGTTCCATATCGAAATACGGCTAGGCATGGCCCGCAACCCGGATCGTGTTCGGGCCGCGTTTCACGCCGCATTTGGGAAATCCACCACCACCGAACACGTCCCCACTACCTTGGACACCACAACCAAGAAAGGTGGCAAGCGACGTGCCCGACCCAACGGAAAACCAACAACCTAACCTTGTTTTTTACGAGGTACTTACCGCCGAGTTAGAAACCGGCGGCCAAATTTTGGTCCAAATATTCAGATTGCCAGACGGGACTATTTCGTTAGCCCAATTGGCCACACGCTTAAACAAGTGGGACACATGGGGCAGACCGATCCGGCTACAACACATGGGGACACACCCAACGCCACGAACCGGCGATACCGCATGAACGCGTTTACTACAATATTCGCGGGTGCCGCGGTGGCCGTTTCCCTATGGATTAACCCACTCCCAAATCCATTGCCCGCCGCGGCACCTACCCCCATTGCCACCATGGTGCCACCAAACACCGTTTACAGGCCGCTAGACGCGTCAAAACCGCCGACCCCTACTACGGTGCCCCAACCCCCAATTGGGGCTTGTAGCGCGTGGGCGGGCTACGCATTGGGCTACGGGTGGCCGGCCGTTGAGGCCCCACAATTGGCCCGGATCATGTTTTTAGAGAGTAGGTGCGACCCGGCGGCTATTGGGGATAACGGCAATTCGTACGGCTTGTTGCAATTGCATTGCCCTAGTTGGGTAAAACCCAACCGCTATTGGCCAACCGGGTGGGCGGCCGCCAACGGCTACCCCATAACGTGCGACGATTTACTCGACCCGGTAACCAACCTTGCGATTGGGTCCCTAATTTGGGCCGGTGTACCCGGATCTAGCGGCGGGTGGTCCAATTGGACCACGTACGGCAAATGAGTGCCCTAATGGCCGATTGCCACGGGGACGGCAAATTGGTGTTTAACAAACTCAACGAATTGCACGAAAACACGCCAGATTTGCCTACCGCGCATTGCACGTTTTTGGCAATGGTCCGTATTCGGATACTCGAGCAACGCATATTGGAATTACAGGCCGAATTACAACGCATGGAAACGGTGGCACGTGATTGTTATTAGCGACACCGGCACAATAACGATCCAATTCGACAACACCCAAATGGCGGTAATAAACCGCAATACAAACGTTTGGTTGGCGTATTTGCGGGGCAACCCGGACCGATTACAACGGCACGTTAAACGCGGCCTACTGAATTTGTCGGACGCGGCCGTGTTTGATTGGATACGGGAACGGGTGCAACGCGGATTTATGGGCGAACTAGCCACCGCCGAGTATTTACGAGTGCCTTATGAGTGGCATTTGCGTGATATTGAGAGCGACGATTTCGACGTAGCCGGAATACAGGTTCGCACCGTGGACGATTACAACAAACGCCTAATTACGCACGAATACGACAAACCGGCCCCGTACGTGTTGGCGGTAGCGGATTATGGCACCGCGTCCGTGGTGCTACGCGGGTGGTTGTATTTGCATGAGTGCAACCGGCCCGAGCATTGGTTTACCGGCACCGCGGCACCCGCATTTTTTACGCCGGCAACCGTGTTGCACCCAATGGCTACATTGCCCACACTCAACAAGAAAGCGACGGTTAGTAATGGCATTTGAGTTAAACGGCTACGTGGACGTACCCACCCGGTTGCGGTTGGCGTTAAAAGATTGGCCCCAACTACGGATCCAAGAAACGTCATGCACGCTCGAACAAGTAGGGGAACAATTGTTCCTAATTTGCGTAGTTACGGTGTGGCGTGACGAACGGGACGCGGTACCCGTCATTGCAAGCGCGGCCGAACAAGTACCGGGCCGCACACAATTTACAAGAAATGCGGAACGCATGGTCGGTTTTACAAGCGCGTTGGGACGCGCATTGGGCTACATGGGCTACGGCATAGAAAAATCCATAGCGTCCCACGACGAGATAAAACACCGCCAAGATTTGCCGCCTACCGAGGACGATCCGTTCCCCATGACCGAAAAACAAGAACACGACATGGCTATGCGGCGGATTGTGGAAAAAGAACAAAACAAACGCAAGGCCATGGCAAGCAATGGCCCGGTGACGGCCCCACAACTAAAAATGCTAAAAATCCAAGCCACAAAAGCCAATTTGGCGGACGATGAGGCGTTGCGACTATTCTGCAACGACACGTTGGGCAAGGAAATTACCGGCGTAAAGGATCTAACCAAATTCGAGGCAAGCAAGGTAATTGAGGCGTTGCTACAAGAGGTTGCAAGTAAGAGCATGGAACGCGAGGAACCGTTTTAGACAATTGAGGTAGGACCGTCTCACGGTTACGTCCCGCACGTGTCTAGCGGGTGTTGGTGCAAATCCACGCGGCCTAACCGGCCGTAGTTAGCCCGTTAGACAGGCGGGTAAAGCCCATGCACATTAAACGGTGTGTGGCAAGTGTGAACCGTGCTTAACCAACGGACGGGTTGGTGCCCGGGGGCACTATGCCCTAGTAGCCAATACAACTAACCTAGGAAAAACAAACAAATGAAAACACAACAAGCGACACGAACCCGTCCACCCGGCCAGATCAAACGAACCGATAGCAAGGCGCGAACGCGCCGCGCTAGGACAAGCGAGCAACGCGAGCGCGTCAGGCCCTATGCCTAAACGCACCGCCAACTCGAAATACCGCGCACGTCGAGCGGCACTACTACGAGACAACCCGGTGTGCGTATGGTGCAAGGTCCGGCCCGCAACCGAGGCGGACCACCTAGTCCCCTACGACATGGTGGGAGACGATACCGAATTAGTCCCCGCTTGTAAGCCTTGCAACTCACGTCGAGGCGCGGAACACAAGGCACGAAAAAACGCCAAAACAAGGCAAAACAAGACAAAAGTTTTTTTTAACGAACAAGGCATGCCCCCGCGCCCACGCATGCGTGTATCCCCGAAGAACCGAACCGGT